GGCTAAGGTTGAAATGGCAACTAAGCTTTACCAGACACGCCTTGCAGATGAGTTAAAGGTTGCTAAAGAAGATATAGAGGACTTTGATGAACGCAGGAATACGCAGCGTTCAATGAATGAAGAAATGTTAAGGCTGGAGGAGTAATGGCATACGGTAAAATATTACAACATGCACTAAGAGGAGCTAGAAACTTAGGACAAGCTGGTAAGAACTATGGAAAAATAGCTAGAGATCGAGGCTCTGATTTAATTAAAAATAATCCAGAATATGCTATTGGTGCTGGATTAGCAGGTGTTGTAGGTGGCTCTCTTGCACATAGTGTAGGGCAAAGTCGTGAAATAGGAAAAGTTCATCAATATCAAGCATTAAGACAGCTGATAAAGAAAGAAACAAATGGATTAGGTGGCTTGGTATACAATAAGAAAAAAGATGAATATGTAGTTACATATGCAGGAAGCCCTCAAGAGATGACAAGTAATAAACACTTTCATGCTTTAAAGTTTATTATTGATTCTACAAACGACAGATTAGATATAAAAATGAGACAATCAATCAGTGCATTATCTCCAAAACAGTCAAAAGCACAAACTAAATATGTAAAAAAAATGTTATCTACTCCTGAAGGAGCAGAAAAACTTCAGGACTATCTTGCATCTAATCAAGATTCTTTAAGCAATCCATATTCAGAAAATTATGGAAACCCTTTTACTAAAGATTTACCATCTGGGGATTCTATGGGAACTGGAGATTTTAGATAGTGGCTAGAAAAAAGATTTATATCAAGCCTAGTAAAAGAGGCAGTCTCAGAAAAGCTACAGGCACTAAAAAAGGTAAGAACATAGCAGCCAGTAAGCTTAAAGTAAAAAAGAGCGATTCTACGGCAATGAAGAAGAAGAAAGTCTTTGCCCAGAATGCTCGTAAATGGAAGAAAAAATAATTGAAGAAAGCGGTTGCTGGAAATAACCAAACCGCAAAGGAAAAGTAATGGAGAATATCTTAGAAACACGTGAAGCTGATCGTCCTGTTGTAGAGAACGCTGGATTGCAAACAGAGCAACCCAGTATCCCTATGGGGGAGATACCTACAGAAAATCCTGTAGGTACGGGCGAACCAATCACGGAAGAACAAACAAACGAAGTCTCCCCCAGAGACGACTCAACTCGTTTTGAATATTGGCAATCACAAGCTGACAAAGCCAAGGGAGAGCTAAGTGCTATACGCAGTGAATTGGAGTACTACAAGACTAATACAGTACCACAAAACGCTGACCAGCAAGGCTCACCCTCCAACGGACAAGTTCAAGGACAACCGCAAGGACTCCAAGAGCCTTCATTGAAGGAGCCTACAGCACCTGAAAGACCACATTCATACAATGAGGTCGATGCTTATAATGATCCTGAATCGGATTCCTTTAGGTATCGAATAGCTAAAGAGTCATACAGGGACCAGTACATTGACTTTCTCACAAAGAAAGATCAGGTACGGGATCAGGAAATGCAGACACAGTACCAACAGCAGATGCAACAGCAACAGCTACGTATGGTACAGTCTCAAGCCATGAGCCATGCTGTGAACAATTTTGGTTACGATAATCAAAAAGCTGCACAGTTTGTAGAATGGTCGCAGAATCCCGATAACCTTACTCTTGACAATTTAGCCAAGTTGTTTGAATTGAGAACTAATCCCAACCCAGTAGTAAAACAGCGTACTGAAGAGATGCAAAATCAAGCAGGTCGTTTAGCTGTTCCTAAAACTGCAGCAGTGCAGACAGGACAGTCTGAACAGCCTAGAAGTGATGAGCAATTATTTAGTGATGCTTTACTGGGGAGGTAATAGTTATAAAGTAAACTAAAATAAAAGGAGAATGAAATGGCAGCTACAGAAAAGCTACTAAAAGCTTCTGGTGTACTTTATACGGATCGACGAAATTTTTACGTAGATCCGCAGGTCACTAGGGAGTTATGGACAGACGTTGCACCTTTTACTACATTGGTTAGTAATCAGGAAATGCGAAAAGTCCCAGACCCAGTGTTTAAGATGTTTGAACATCGTAATCCTTGGGTAAAGCAGTTATGGCTATGTAATAGCGATACTGATAACATTGATTCAGATGGCAGTACTACCACAACTGTAACAGTTGATGGTGCATCTAATGTCACAATAGACGATAGTCTAAAAGGTATTATTGCAGAAGTATGGACAGATGGATATGGATCAAAGAAAGCAATAGTCAGAGTTCAATCAGTTACAAGTTCAACAGTAATTGTTGTTACTGGTATCTGGACATCAACTGGCAGTGATATTGCTTTAGCAGATAACGACATATTCTTGGTCATTGGTAATGCACAGGGTGAAGGCTCTGAATCGCCTGATGCATTTTCTGATGAATTGCAAGTGGTCTACAACTCTACTCAAATCTTTAAGACACCTTTACAGGTTACTGGTACTTTAGAAGCAGCAGTACTTCGTGGAGATTCTTCAGAATTGGCTAGACTTCGTAGAATTAAAGCCCAAGAACATAAGATGCAAAAAGAGAAAGCGTTTCTCTTTGGTAAGCGTTTTGGAGGCACTGGTCTTCAAGAAGCTGCTTATGATGCTGGTAATAATGATACTAATAACGATGAGACATTTGCCGATGGTGGCAACGTGGATTCCGATGGAAACCTAGTACGTACTACTTATGGTATTGTTTCTGCTTTAGAAACCTATGGTGAGGATACATCTACACATGATGCACAAAACATATTCACAGTTTCTTCAAGCTACGGCTATGGAGATTTTGTAGATGATATGGAAAAAGTATTCCAGTATATACCAGAAGCAGGTTTAAAGCGTGCTTTTTGTGGTGCTGGTGCTTTGGGTTACTGGTCTAAAATGGCTGGTTCTTCAGGAATTGCTGGCAACTCAGGTTGGACAGTTTCTCTTGGAGATATGAAGCGTGATTCTCTTGGTTTCAATTATCGTGTACTTGAGACACCTCATGGAATGTTGCAGTTGATTCCAACTCCAGCTCTGCGTGGACCATATAACAAGTGGATGGCAATTGTATCTGATGAGAATCTATTCCATGCAGTGTATCGTCCTTCAATGTATCAGACAAACATCAAGACCGATAATGCCTTTGATGGCGTTAAAGATCAATACATGTCTGATGAAGGTGTTGGTATACAGCTAATTGAAAGTCATCATCTGTTTAAAATCACAGCATAAGGAGGCTTAAAATGGCTAGACCTTATTTAGGTGGTTCAACTTCGGGTGTTAAAACAGTAAGCTCTGATGCATCATTAGTCCCTGCTGATTCTGGAAAAACAATTCTCATGGGTACGAATGGAGTGGATATAACTCTTCCTTCGGCTGCAGCGGGAATGGAATTTCAGATCATACAAACAGGTGATTATGATACAGCAGTATGTACTGTTGTTCAGGCTTCTGCTACTGAGGATTTTTATGGAGCCTTGTATGGCTCTACTCAGGGTGAGAATGCTGGCACAGACGCTGATGTAGCAGCGGCAGCTAATACCAAAATAACCTTTGCTGCTGGATCCTTAAAAGGAGATAGAGTAAGGTTAGTTTCTGATGGAACTGGTTGGTATGTAGAGGCTTTTGCTCAAGTCTACAATGCAATAACATTCGATAACTAAACAAACGAGTTGGGGGAGCGTAATGCTCCCCTAACTTAGAATTATGACACAGAAACAATTAATAGAAACAGTACAGCAACATCATCCGCATCTTGGCGAGACGCAGATCAGGATCTTTTTAAACAAAGCTCTGGATGAATTTTGCAGGAAAACAAGAGTACTAAAACAGCTATATACATTTCCTACTGTTGCTGATCAGCGTTATTATAATCTTGATGATGCTATAGTAGAAATTACAAGAGTAGATTATGACAACTATGAAATACCCAGACTGGTGGGGCAACCTGAGAAGATGGATACAACCTAATGTCAACAGCAGAGAGAACAAGTGCGTTAAAGAAAGTATGGTGGATAGAGAGAGACGCTATAGCTATAGCAACTCGATCAGACAGCGACAGCAGCACAGATTACGTATCAGTAAGCGAAGTCAAGACTGTCAATGTACATGCGGTAAAAAGGGATGAGGATTTTGTAGCATCTGGGACTGGCATTGCTCTTGCTGAATCTCCAGCAATACCTACAGAGTTCCATGATGCTTTAGCTTATTATGCTATATCAAAAGGATATGAAACAAATCCAAACGGATTGCAGCAGGCTACATATTTCAGGACACTCTGGAGAGAAGAATTAAATGAAGCAAAGAAATATGCTAATAAACAAAGAGATGGCTCAACCTATCACATAAAACAATACGATTACTAATGGCTTTTACAGAATCAA